TGGATTGGAGACAGAGGATTTTGTTTGAGGCGAGATCGATTTCGTCAAGTAGCAGCACGGCACCTCGCTGCAGTGCCTCAATGACTGGGCCATTGTGCCAGACGGTCTCACCATTAACAAGACGGAAACCACCAATAAGATCGTCCTCATCGGTTTCTACCGTGATGTTGACTCGGATGAGTTCGCGTCCGAGTTGGGCACACGCTTGCTCCACAGAGAACGTTTTACCATTGCCCGAGAGACCCGTGATAAACGTAGGGTAAAATAGGCGGGACTTAATAATTTTTTTAACATCACCAAAATTGCCAAACTGGACGAAGGAATCATCTTTCTGTGGAGTGAGGTTTTGTTCGATTGCAGGAGCAGCAGCAGGTGCTTGGAAGGATTGTTCCAGTTTTTCTTTAACGGTCAGGTTCCACTTACCACGGCTGACTTTGTAGTCAGTCAGTTTGTTGGTGATGGTCTGATAGTTAAAGTCATTCATCTGACAGAATGCTTTGATCTCAGCAGAACTTACAGACTCACCATAAGATTCGCGGAGACATTCGATGATGCTTTCTTTGGACAGACCCATTTGTTTTGTTTAACTGAAGTAATTATAGAGCAGAAAGGGGGCGTTTCGCCCCCCTGGTGGACAGTTAATCAAGTGTCCTCTGTTGATAGTAGTTTTCAGAAATTATCTTTGCCTTGTAACCAGGGTAGTACCTTTCAACCATCGCTCCCACACCCATGGCAGTGATCGCACTATTGACCACCACCAATACCTCCTTAGTGTCCTCAACAACGATGTGCTTTAGTCTCAAACCGCGTCTCATACTACTAGAGAAATAAACTCACCCAGAACTTTTTTATTTAGTTTTTTGACTCGCAAAGACTTGACAAATGCAGACTTGATCTGTGCCTTAGTTGCATCATCCTTCACATCAAAGTCAGAGTCCTGAGCGAGTGCGTTGGAAGACAATGCGAAGTATGCATCATACCCGGAGCTCTTGATACAGAAACTCCGATTCTTCGACCACTGACGCTGATACTCCAAACTATCTCCATAGAGACGCATGAATGAACGGGCATCACGAGGACTCAGGACACGAATACCAATGAAGTTTACATAAGGGAAGTTATCTTTGAGATTGTTGAGCATGGTGTCAACAAAATCGTTGTGACGGTATCCAATCTTGTAAGTCGTTCCCATCTTCCGATCACGCAAAATAGTGCTGTCAGAATGAATGCGACGAGTGGTCATAAACTCAGTTTCTCTCCATTGATTAGACATCACAACGTTGTACTGTAGAGGACATGCCTCACCATCAGTCAGCACAACACACTGAACCTTCTGAAGTTTGTTGTCACGTTGGAACTTAGGCAGCACCTGGTGCAGGCACACCAGAGACTCGTTCAGAGGGGTTCCAGAGAGTGCTAGGCGCAGTGGCCAAGAGTAGTTGCCAGCATAGACATTGCTAAAGGATTCAGCAAGACGCCAGATATTCAGCATCTGCCTCTCAAGTTCTTTACCAGAAACTTTACTGGTAAAGAAGTTCATCAAACTGAAACTGCTACAAACATGCAGTTGATTCTCTTCACGCTCATAGCACTCATTCTGCTCAATGAACTTGGGACGACCATAGTCATCGTAATCCCGTGCTTTCCATTCATTAGTGAAGGCATAGACCTCAAAAGGAATATTGACCTTCTTACAGAACCACAGAAGATTAAAGAGTTGCTTGCAGGTGTCCTTCATCACATGTGACATGGAACCTGACCAATCCAGAATGAAAATCAAACCGTGATTCTTACCATCAGGGATCACACTGACTTTCTTAAACAGGTCCTCGTTAAACTTGTAGGTGTGAAGATTGGATGTGTCTAGCACACCAGTGCGAGCTGTGGATGCACGGGCATAGGAATCTGCTGCTTTCTTACACTCAAACTCTTTTACCAGATAGTTGACCTCTTTCTGTGCAGTTCGCTTAAACTCAACGAATGAACGATCAGGCACCTCAAAGACATCAAAGTTAAGGTCACTATAACGATTAAAGTAATCGTTCAGGTATTCATGGATTTCTCCATTCTCAGCAATGACCTCATCGATGTCTACCTTCGGAATCTCAACGTAAACATTTTCACTACTATGTTCGCGCACAAGATCTTTAAGGTTATCGCTCAACGCTTCAGCGGTCTGAACCTCAATATCATCATCCTCACTTTGCTCTCCAGTGGGGATTGAGTCAGGCTCAATTTCCTGCGACTCACCACTTTCAGTCTCATCAACGTCACCAGGAGCATTGCCTTCGTTTGACATAGGAGGCATCTCTTGCTTGGGTTTCTCCTGCTGCTTCTTACAATACTTGTAGAGAACTTCAGCGGCAAGAAGGACATCATCAAAGTCCTCACATCCACCGATCATGCGGATGATTGCCATCTCTTCCTCAGTGAAAGAAAGGTCTAAAAAATTACCGACCTTAAAGTATAGATTTGCACGGTCAGCAAGATTAAAATCAGCAACAGACTCATCAGAAATAGAGAAGAAGTCTTCGTCATTGAGTTCTTTGTATCCACGATAGAACGTTTTAGCAAGTCCAGGATACTTACGCTTCATCAACTTCTCAATGCGTGCATCCTCAACCACATTGACAAATTGTGGTGGAATCTTTTTGTATTTGATCCAGTTTTCGTCTGGTGTAAAGAGAGCGTGTCCAACTTCATGTCCAACCAGAAGGTCATACACGGTGCCACTTGCTCGCTCCCACATAGGAAGTGT